GAAATCACCAATCGCGATGCACGCGGAATCCCTGGGCATTGATTTGGCGGCTATGTCTAGCAGTGCCGACGTATACAAAAATGGCGTTTTGAAATTTTTGTTAACATCGGACCGTAAAATTTCAGACCCGACAGCGTTACGCCAGTCGCTCGACGACGTGGTGAACGGTCAGCGTCGTTCGACTGTATTGCCGGAAGGGGTCAAGATGGAGCGTATGTCGTTAAGCCCGCAGGAGGCCATGTATATCGAACAGCGTAAATTTAGCGTCGAGGAGATCAGCCGTATTTTTGGCGTTCCTTTGTCGGTATTAAATGCAGGCAACCCAGGAACGGACGTCGAGCTTGAAATGCAACAATTTTATGCGCAGACCTTGCAACCCGAAGCCGAACGAATCGAGCAGGAATTGAGTAAAAAATTATTTACCGAAAACGACCGCCAGACTAGCGAGTTTAAATTTGTGTTTAATTCATTGATGAGGGCCAGTGCGAAATCGCGTGCCGATTATTACAACGCAGGTATTCGTGGTGGCTGGTTACGTCGTAACGAGGCTCGATACATGGAGGATTTGGACAAATTCGAGACCGGCGACCAAATGTTGGTGACCGCTGATCTCTTGACAGCCGACAAGCTCGACGAATATATGACGGCCAAAATCGAAGCATTGCAGGCCCAAGCCATGAAAAACAATAATATTACCGGAAATAATAACGACACCCAGTCATGAGAGAAACACGCAGACACCAAGCCCCCGTTGAAGTAAGGGCATTAAATGCCGAAGGGCTACCCGAAAAAATCGGCGGCATCGCTGCAGTCGTAAACACCGTCACAGACATGGGATGGTACGAAGAAATGATCGCCCCTGGAGCGTTTGACGAGGCATTGGTCGAGGCCGATGTTCGTTGCTTGTTTAACCATGAGGACGAGTTGATTTTGGGCCGCACTAGGTCTGGAACCTTGGCGGTATTCGTAAACGCGGACGGTCATTTGGAATATGAAAACACGATGGATTACCAATCGCCAACACACATGGACGTGGGCGTTGCTGTAAAGCGTGGCGATATTTCGGAATCATCGTTTCAGTTCGTTGCGGAATCTGTGGAGTGGAGCGAATCATCCAAATACGGCCCGGGGTATATGAGGAAAATAACCAAGGTGAAAAAATTATATGACGTTGCGCCGGTAACGTTCCCAGCCTACGCAGATGGAACTAGCACAGAGGCCCGCGCATTGCAGGACGAACGCACCGAACACGTTGAACCAATCATCGAGCCCGTTTTAACCGACGCGACACGCGTTGCAATGGCTAGGTACCGAAACTATTAAAAAAATAAAAAATCATATACATGAAAACAATTAAACAACTCAGAGAGGAGCGCGCCGCAATTAAAGGCGAGCTTGACGCGTTGCTTAACACTTTGACGGTGGAGAAGCGCAACATGACCGCCGAAGAAGGCACTAAATTTGACGAAACTACCGGCAGAATCGACGCCGTAGACGTTGAGATCCGCAGAGCTGAAAAAATGGAAGAAATTGCACGTGTTTCAGGCAAGACCATCGGCAACAACGAAGAAAAAGAGGTTCGCGCATTTTCATTTTCAAAGTTGATCACAGAGGTTGGAAACAACAAATTGACCGGCCTTGAAAAGGAAATGGTGGAAGAAAGCCAAGCGGAAGCCCGCAGCCTGGGTATTACCCCAAGCGGTATCTATTTGTCCAACAAAGTGATGGACATCAAAATGCGTGAAAGTCGTACAATGAGCGCAGGTTCAGCGACTGCAGGTGGAAACTTTATCCCATTGGAAAAAGTAGGATTTTTTGACGCATTGTACGCCAAGACCGTACTTGATCAATTAGGAGCTACCAAATTGACAGGTTTGTCCGCTAACGTGGATTTGACCGGTTTCAGTTCAGGTGTTTCAGTTGCCTGGGCAGCAGAAACCGCCGACGCAGCATCAGGTGACCCAGTGACCGCCGCTCGTCAATTGCGCCCATCACGTATCGCAGGTTATAGCGATATTTCTAAACAGTTATTGTTGCAAAACAATCAATCAATCGACCAGAAAATCATTGAATCTTTCATCAAAGCCTTGGCGGTTGCGATTGAAGCGGCAGCGATCAACGGTTCAGGATCAAGCAACCAGCCTTTGGGCTTGTTGGGTACGTCTGGAATTAACAGCGTAGCAATGGGAACCAACGGTGCGGTGCCTTCATTGGCTAAGGTGTTGGAATTGGTTGCAGCGGTTGAGAATGCCAACGCAGGAATGAACGGTAAATTCTTGATCAACCCTAAATTGGTTGCTAAATTGAAGCAGACAGAAATCAGCAGCGGAAGCGGTGCGATGATTATGTCTTACATGGCGTATTTCAACGGCATGAGCGACCAAATCGACGGCAAGCCAGTATTTGCCACAACAAATTGCCCAAGCAATTTGACTAAGGGTTCAAGCTCAGCAGTATGTTCAGCAATGATCTACGGAGATTGGAACAACTTAGTGGTTGGTCAGTTTGGCGGTGTTGAGTTGGTTGTTGATCCATTGTCTCAGGCAATCGGAAACAAAACGAGAGTAGTAGTAAACCAGCACGTCGGAATCGCGGTAGAACAGCCCGCTGCATTCGGTGCAATCGTTGATTTGTTGACAACATAATCAATAGGGCGGGCTGGCTTAGCGGCCTACCCGCTCACCAATATGGCCAAAAAAACAACAGAACAGCCCGAAAGGGCGGCGGTTGTAAGTGTAAGATTTACATTTTCACCGATCGGGGCGTATGGTTTGAGTTATTTCGAGGGTCAGGTTGCCGAAATCGATGCATTGTTAGCGTCTGAAATCGTTGCAAACGGACACGCGGAATACGTAACCGAACAACCCGAAATCACCGAAGTAACCGAACAACCTGAAATAAGCGAATAAAAAATGTACATAGCACGCGAACTCATATCGAAAGACAACGCCGATACTGATTATATCAGTTTGGCGGACGCAAAACAACACCTTCGTGTTACCAGCTCCGCCGATGATTCATATATCAGCGGTTTAATTTCTATGGCGTTGGACGCGTGCGAGGCGTATGTTGGATATTCAATTCGGAAAGCAACGGTAAAGTATGCGTTTGACGGATTCACCGGGCCAGCGGTTACGGTGGACACGTTAAACCCATTCGGATATATTGAGGGCAATATGCTGAGGATATATTCACGCGTTTTGTCGATCACGAACATAAAATTTGTAAACCAGAACAACGCGGTCGAAACCGCCACTGGATGGATCGACGCGCCGGTTAAGTTTGGACAGTTTGGACGGTCTGTATTTTTTGAAACCTTGCCTAGCAATTTGACGGACGACGATGTTCGTTTGATCGTGGAAATAAAGGAGGGGTTCGAGTTGACCAGCGCGAGCAGTGTTAACGAATCGGCCAAATTTCCCGCATCGATTAAATACGCGGCGTTGTTGCTAATTGGTCAGTATTACGATAACCGCCAATCGGTTGTTATTGGTGCAAGCGTGAACAAATTGGATTATAATCACGAGTATTTATTAGACAAATTTAGGGTAGTTAATTTCGGATAAGATGAACGCGGGATTGATGGACCAATATATAGCGGTTGAGAAATACACCGAATCGACCGACACAAACACCGGCGAGAAGCTGCAAACGTGGTCGAATTACGCGTATTTTTGGGCACGTACCCAGGAATCCGAAAGCGGTGCCGAATCAGTCGACGCCGACAGACGAGAGCACCGTCAGAATGTAAATTTCACCGTTCGTTACGATGCAGGTATAACAGTGAAGGACCGCATCGTTTGGGATGGTAAGTATTTTAATATTATAAACATCGCGAATATTGACCGCGACATGTATTTAAAGATTCAAACCGACCTAACCGAATGAGCGTAAAAATTGAAGGCATGGCGGAATTGATGAAGGCATTGGAATCCATGGGGCAAGACGTGGACCAAAAAGCCGTCGCAGTTTTGACCACAACCGAGGCTCAAAAAATTGTTTATATCGCGCGCTCGTATATCCCAGAGGATAGCGGATTGGCGAAAATGAGTATTAAAATAGTCGGCACCAAAAACAACAAAGGATTCACGGGTACACTTGCCGGTATTGATTGGCACAGTGAGCACGGATATTTGGCTCACATATTGGAATTTGGAACCGCGCCACGTTTTACAAAGGACGGAAAATATACGGGTCAAATTGCGCCGGTGGGATTTATGCGCCGCGCGTTTGATTCAAGTCGAAACGCAGCCTCCGAGGCTATATCGTCTGGGATGGTTAAATTAATTCGCGATTTGGCGAAAAAAAATAATTTGAAAATAAAATAAGAAAAAAATAATGGCAACCACAGGAATTACCAACGGAACGCTGATCGCAATTTACAAGGATGTGAGCGGCACTTTAACCAAAATCGCCAACGCGACGTCGAACGATTTTGAAGTTACCAAGGACATGATCGAATCAACCAACAAGGACTCAGCAGGATGGAAAGAGTTTATCGTCGGCGAGGGCGGTTACACGATGTCAGTTGAGGGAATGTTCGAGGAGGACGGAAGCGTTGGAGCGGGCGGTCTATCTTGGAAAGACGTCATCACCGATTTATTGGCGGGCACATCAGTTACAATCGTTATGACGTCAAACGTTACTGGCGATTTGAAGTTGAGCGGCTCGGCGTTTTTCAGCAATTTGAGCTTGAGCGCACCCAAAAACGACGTGACAACATTTACGGCATCGATCCAGGGAACCGGAGCGTTGACAGTTGGAACAATCTCTTAAAAAAAATATGCCTATATTTGAGGCATGAACCAAATCGAAATCGGGGGTGTTCAGCACCCCCTTTTGTTTAATTTTAACTCAATCCGCGAAATAATGCAGGTCGCCGGGATGCAGAATTTTAGTGATTTAAGCATTAAAAACGACCTGGGCAAATCAATGGATTTCGCCCTACAATGCGCGTTTTATGGAATCTTGGAGGGTTACGAGTACCAGGACCAACAAACCCCGTTTAAAACGATTCAGAAGCTAGGCTCGGCCGTTAAACGTTTCTCGCAATTATCGCCAGCCCTTGACGGATTCACCGAGGCGATAAACGATTTTTTTGAGACGGACGAATCCGAGGGAAAGTAAACGCCAAGGGCGACGGCGCACCGCTAACTTGGAAAATAGTCGAGCGCATAAGTTATGGCGAATTAAATTTGTCGGAGCGGGAGTTTTGGAAATCGACTCCGCGATTTTGGCGTCGTAAACTTGACGGGCTGAGAATTGCACAGAGGCAGCAGTATCGGAACCAATGGGAAATGACGCGTTGGGCCGTTGCAACCGGAATGGCTCCGCACATAAAAAACCCAATTGAACCTAGGAAATTGATGCGGTTCCCCTGGGAGGAATCCGAGTCGGTCGATATTGTTGCGACCGTTTCCAAATATGCGGATATATTTGCCAAGCTCACCCCACCCGCCCAAGCATGAAAGCAATAAACGCCGTATATAACATCCTTTCCAATAATTCAGCGTTGACGGCGGTTGTTGGGTCCAGAATTAACCCGTTACGATTACCCCAGGGATCAGCGTTTCCAGCGATCACGCTGCACGTAATTAGCAATGTGCCGCACATGAGCAAATCGGGACCAAGCAAGACCGATTTTGCGCGCGTTCAGGTCGACGTTTACGGCACGACCTATCAATCAGTATATCAGACGGCCGAATTGGTCAGAACGGCCCTGCAAATAGCAACGCCGGGAACGTTTAATGCTGTGACGGTGCAAGTGATTGAATACGACGGTGAAATTGAGATGGTTGAGGACCAGGCAGGATTTGCGGGAGTTTATCACGTTTCGCAGGATTATATAATTAATTACAACCGGTAATGGCAAAAAGTCAATCGTTAAATATAGTTATCGGAGCCGATATTAGCAACCTCAAAAAGGGGTTCGATGCGGCTGTTATTGCGGTGCAAAAATCGGGCAAAATGTTAACGGACGACGCAGGAAAAAGCGTCGCGGGTATTCAGGCCCAGTTTGATAAATTGGCCAGCGGTAAATTGACGCGCGGAACCGTTCAGCAGCTCACACGTTTAGCGATGGAAGTTCGTGCCCTTGGTCCAGAGTTCGCCAGCTCGGCCAACTCGATGATAAAACAAGCGGGTAGAATACAAGACAGCATTGGAGACGCACGTGCCGAGGTTGCATATTTTGCAAGTGACACGCGCCGATTGGACGCCGTTTTGGGCGGTATTCAAGGATTGGCGGGTGCATTTGGAGCGGTTGAAGGTGCAGCGGCCGCCCTGGGCCTACAAAACGACGACCTCCAAAAAACCATGGTTAAATTGCAGGGCGTTATGGCATTGGTTAACGGCTTGCAGGCTGTGCAAAACGCGCTCCAGGCAGAGAGTGCGGTTATGGTCGGAATCCAAACCGCAGCGACCAAGATTCAAACGTTCGTCATGGGTCAAGCTACGGTGGCAGCACGAGCCTATTCGGCCGCGTTACTTGCAACCGGAGCTGGGGCGATTATCGTTGCGATCGGATTGGCCGTTTCGTTATTCCAAGGCATGTCGAAAGAAATCGACAAGGCAAAAGCGAGGCTCGAGGCGTTCCAAAAAGCGCAAGAACGATCGCTCACACTTGGACAGCGTCAAATAAAAGAAGAAGAACGTCGCGCACAGTTGGCAATAAGTCAAGCCCAGGCGTTAGGCAAAAGCGAGGCCGAAATATTAAAAATAAAAGAGGACAGTCTGAGCCGTCAAAAATCCATGTATATAAAATACGGGAAGGAGGCATTGGATGCGTTACAAGCTCAGCGTAGGGAGGAGTTATACATGGCCGGTGACAACGCGGCCAAAACGACGGAAATTTACACGAGGTATCAGCAGCTCGAAAGCGATCTGCGGTACTCAATTAATAACGAGTACAAGGACAAAGTCGTTGCCCTTGAGGTTGAAAAAAACGGATTAATCGCAACCGCTAGACAAAGCGATTTAAAAGATTTCCAAAAACAAGAGGAGGTCAGATTAGCGTTGGCAGAGCATTCCGCCAACGAGTTAAAAAAATCACAAATTACATCAGCAGCAGGCGGACAGATTCAAGGCATTAAATCCGTGGCAATCGCCGCGCCTAAATTACCTGACCCCAAGCCGATCGAGCACGCCTACGCGAAAATTGACTACGCGGCTAAAAATGCGGCGGAAAAGCAGGAGGACTACGAGTTACGTTTTGCCAAATCGGCCGAGGGTATTAATTCAGCATTTAACAGTTTGACGGCCACGGGTCTTGAGGCGTTTGGCGAATTAATTGGAGGCGTTTTGACCGGTCAAATTGATAGTTTTGAGTCGTTCGGTAAAAAATTACTCGGCGCAGTTGCCGGTTTCATGAAATCATTTGGTCAAGCGTTGGTGGCGACGGCAACGGCCTCCAAAGCGTTCAAGGAGTTATTGATCAAACACCCAGTCGCGGCAGCCGCGGCCGGTGTTGCGTTGATAGCAGGTTCGGCCGTAATCACCGGAATGTTGAACAAAGGACCACAGCCCACAGCGTTTGCGGAAGGTGGTATCGTGTCAGGTCCGACGCTCGGTTTAATGGGTGAATATCCAGGGGCCTCAACCAACCCGGAAGTCATCGCGCCGTTGGATAAATTACAGAAATTAATGAAACCAGGCGATTCGAGTTCGGCCTTTGTCGCGTCGACCCATATCAGCGGTCGGGATTTGGCGATAGTTTTAAACCGATACAACACTGATACAAAACGAGGATAATGGCACGGAAATATTACGGAAGTTTCAAAAGTATAAACAACGTCACCCACCGCGTCGAGATTTGGGATGGAGCGAACGGAACGACACCCGAAATACTTGCCGGATTATACGCCGCCCGAGTAACGGCCGCTGGAGGTTTCCAGGAGGCCGCGGGATGCCTCAGTACGAAATTGAACGCACTCAGCAGTTCGACCGAATTAACACTCGCCGGTGAAGGTTACACGATTACCAGGAACGGCGAGGGCGACCCGCTGTATAAAAAATATATCAGACCGAGCCGCGTCTCGACAAATTGGGTAATTCCAAACGATACAATTTTAAACGATTTCGAGTCGATTAGTACCGTAACGGAGCAATATTGGGCGATATTGGTTTATAAGGACGGCGTTTTGGATTACGTAGGTAGAGTTTTGGCGGATCAATTAACGCGCCTCAGAGAGTCGATTCAATCAAAACCGATTCTTGAGCTTGTCGCGGTTGACGGCTTGGAGTTGCTCAGCGGTTACAAGGTGGATCCGTCGAATTTTAGCGATGGTAAAATAACGATAGCGCAACTATTTAGGCGCGCATTGGACACATTAAATTTGAAGGATTACTGGCTAGTTAACGGGATCCAGTCGGATTATTTCCGGGAAGCCTCCACGGTTTACAATTCAGCGGCATCACGCAAGGGGTTCGACTTGGAGGAGGTGAGCTTAAATACGTTTGTCGACGATTACGATCAATTCAAGGACGTTCGAGCCACGGACGCAAGTCAGTTCATCTACGCGGACAACGACATGATCGATTACGCTCAAGCCTTGGAGCAAATATGCGAGGTGAAACAAGCGCGATTAATCCACTCGCAAGGTAAATATTGGCTCATAAGTTTTGCCGAGTATATCGACACGACGATCACGTACCGCGTCTATTCGTATACGTTGCAATTTGGCGGAACGACGTCGACCTATGCACACCGTCAAACATTGGGGGCGTCTGTGCGTCCGCAATGGCTAGCCAAACCAACACTGACACACCAGGTCGCCGCGAAATATGTCGAGGTTGACACACAGCGCAGGTTAGGGGCTACGATTTACCGCGGTTATAATAACATAAGCACGGCCCCGTTGATGCACGAGTTCACCGATATACCAACGGGAACGAACCCAGACGAGCATCCAATGCGCGTACGGTTCAACATGAAATTCACCAAGGCGTACGTTCCTGATCCCGTCCTTGGGTTGCTTTATCCTGAACAGTGGGTCCAAATTCAAGTCGAGATATATGTCGAGAACAGTGCCGGCGGTTTCTTGGTATTGGATCAAAACGGATATTGGGTTTCCAGCGGAAGCCCTGGGAGCTCGTTGTCGTTCAATGAAAAGGTCGACGTGACAAACCAGGCAGGAACCTGGATGACCTACAATTTCAACAAGAACTTAACGACAGCCCCGGCCGGTTACAATAAGTTGGGCGTTAGTATTATTATCAAATCGGTATTTCCAATATTTGACAGAAACGGCAAAAAAACAACCAAAACAGCATCGCCCGTCGATAAGGAGTTCTGGGGGGCGGTGAACGTAGCGTTTGCAGATTCAAGCCCGTATAATAACCCCGATTTTACTTTTGATATTGCTGAAATATTCACACCAGGGGCGGCCAATTCTGTGAACTCGGTGCCGGTTATCTTGAAGCCTAAATATTACTCGAGCGATACGAAATACGCCAACGGTGCGATTCGAGTTTATAACGGCTCGAGCTACGTAATGAGCGAGTCGAATTGGTACGGTGGCTGGGATTCGGTAACGCACGGAACGCTCACTGAAATGCTCGGTCAAAGTGTGGCGGGTCTGTACAAAGATTTCATGCCGGTAATTCAAGGCACCTGGATTGATTCGGGTAGTTTGACGGCCATCAAATCGCTGTATTTTGATAGTTATACCTGGATCTTGCAGGGCTGCAAATATTCGGCCCGAATGGATCAATGGGACGGCGAGTGGATTGCGATTATACCGACCTATTCAGGAACCACCGCGTCCGGGGAAAGTTACAAGGTCGGCGGAGGATTGGGGGATCGTGTGAATTATTTAGACATGCAGGTCTCGGATATTAACGACCAGTTGCAAGCCGTTTCGGATTCTGTTAAACAAACCCTAATTAACGACGTCAGCGGAAGTCCAACAGTGGCTCCAACGGTCGACACCCAATACGAGGTGATGATCCAATACGATGCAGCCAACGAGGTGATGCAATGGAGACTGCAGGAACACGGAACGTTTAAAACGTATACGGTCGGGGTTCACGCGTTGGATGTGAATTTCGAGGGCCATTTGGCAGACTGTACGGCCGGTTCGATTACTTTGAATTTACCCGCCGCCAACGTATCGAAAGGGAAACGTTATTATTTCGTAAAGAAAGGCAGCGCACACAATTTACGAATTGACGGAGCAGGCGCAAACATAAGCGGAGTGGATCACATCGACCTAAGTACGAATTACGCAACCGCCACGTTGATTTGTGACGGGACGGAATGGTTCCGCATCGCGTAATTTGTTGCAACCGTTTCACCCTACGCGGGTAATTTCGTGACTATGGTTTTTAACGCAGTCGAAATCCTTGCCGGTTCGGAAGGTTTCAAAAAAATACACGGAACGGGAGCAGTAACCGGCGTGGAGTACAACGCCTTGGTGGTCCGTCAAGATACTACGTTTAGCGCGTTTACGGTGATCGACGCCAACGGGTTCACGATCAACAAATTCAGCGACGCAGCTATGTCTGGTGTCACGTTCCAAATCGGTGAATTTTTGCCAGCCGGAAAGGGCGCGAAAATTACGGCATTCACCGTTTCAGCAGGTTCAGTTTTAGCATATTAATTTTATGATCGGTATCGGAATTGGCACGCGTAACCGAGTGTATCGAGGTCAGGGTTGGCCCATCGTTCAAGGTTATAAATCGAGAGTGACGGCCGATGGCGGTTATTATGAGGGTATTTCATGTTTATTAAATAAACTAAATAATTTATGAGCGACTTATTAAATCAGGCGAGTTTGGTAATGATACCAAGCGGGTATAAGGAGGATGTTGTATATTCAGCAGTCCCAACCGACGGAAGCGGGGATTTATCATTCACAAGGGCGAGTAACGGCACCCGAATAAATAGTGCGGGGTTGGTGGAGGTTTGTCCGTGGAATTTGTTGCAGAACTCCGAAATATTTACTTCGGGTTGGGCTACTCAATTAGGGGCATCAATTACAGCCAACACAACGCCCGCGCCAAACGGAACGACAACCGCAGATACTATTTCATTTGGCACATCAAGTATAAGCGGAATCTATCAATTTGTAACAAATTCAGCGGGTGTTTTTACTCTTTCCGTTTATGCAAAGTGTGCAAGTGGAACACAAAGTTTTAAGTTTATTATTTACAACGGAACAGATGGACAAATAAACGGGTCAGTATTCACAGTAACAACCGAATGGCAAAGATTTGAACAGTCATTTACAGTTACCCAACCCACAAATTGGCAAATAGTAAATGCAAATGATTCCGTTTCTCGTTCTATTTTCATTTGGGGCGCACAACTAAACATCAGCTCAACCGCCAAACCCTATTTCCCCACTACCGACCGCTTAAATGTTCCACGCCTAACTTATCAAAATGGCGGGGGCGGGTGTCCTAGTTTGTTGTTGGAGAGGCAGAGTACGAATCAATTAACTTATTCGCAAGATTTCACGCAAACAAGTTGGACAAAAACTTCGGGGTTAAGCATAACGGGTAATACAACAATAAGCCCAGATGGAACTCAGAACGCGGCAACTATCACAAACATCTCTCCTTTTTCATGTGTTTTATTCCAATTAGCCAGCACATCTGCTACAACTTGGACAATATCATTTTATGCAAAAAAAGGCACAAATAAATATTTGGGGGTTAGTTTTTGTTCTGCAACCTACCAAGCCACAAGTCGTTACCAGCCCGTATTTAATTTGGATAATGGCACTTTGCAAACTATAAACCAAAGCGGTTCAAACGAAACAAATACAAGTTATTCAATTACTGCGGTAGGGAATGGATGGTATAGATTGACCGCAACTGCAACTTTTGCCGCGGGTGCCGACCAATGTTATATAGTTTTACAATCTTCAAACAATACAAGTTATACCCCAGCAAGTGGAAACTTAGATTGGACAACCCCTACAACGGGTAATTATTATTTATACGGCGCACAAGTCGAAGCGTCAAGTTACCCCACCTCCTACATACCAACCACATCAGCAAGTGCAACAAGGGTGGCGGATTCATTCTCACGCAATAACATCTTCACCAATGGTTTGATTACAAGCAGTGGAGGCACTTGGTTTGTTGAATTGATTAATAATATAGCTTTAATTTCCGATTCTGGTTCTCAGTTGAGTATCGGCACATCTACTAATATAGGTGGAGGAGGGCAAACGGGATTTTCTTTACGAAAAATGGCATTTCCATTAAATCGACTTTCAATTGTTAAGTATTTAAGCGGTACAGCTACATCATTATATTTAACCCTAACTGATACTATTAAAGTAGGTATAAAATGGAATGGAACAACGGCTGATGTCTTTGTCAATGGAGTGAAGGTCGTTACTGCAACTGCGTTTACGACTACAAATATGGAATTTTTAGTTCAGTATACGACAGGAGATGTTACAAAATTCATCTCACAAATGATGTTATTTCCTACACCTTTAACTGACGCCGAACTTGCATCCTTAACAACTATCTAAATGAAAACCTTCGCTAAATTCGAGTTCACCCCTACACAATGGGCAACCCTTCGCAAGTTAATAGAGCAAACTACAACCACACCCGACGGGGAGAAAACAAGTTGGGTTGATTGTGCAGTTGTTGAAATTGGCTTTATTTGTTTACAATGGGGGCAAGATGCGGAAGAAATACCCGTGTGTGAAATCCTATCAGACAAATGGGCGGTTGATATTCTATTCTATTCGGAAGTACCGAAAGAGTTTGAGCCATTTGCGGTTTATCCAAATCCTTGCGGGATTCACACTTTTAGCGGGGACGATAATTTGTATCTTCAAACCTTTTGTGCGAAATATCCTGAATCCCCTTATTGCATTGTACCAGAACCCAAACCAATTATATAATGAAACCCGACCTAGCAAATGACACGACGGCAGCCATTACGGCAACGATTTCGACCTCAGCGGCCATTATACATTTTACTCAAACTTGGGGGCCCGTTCTTTCATTTTGTGTGGGTGTTGTTAGTTTTTGTACGGGCATTTTGGCGGGTGTTTATTACCTTAAAAAAGTAAACGAAAAAAATGGCCGCGAAACAAACTAGCACCCAGCAACACCAGCCGAAACCAAAACGGAAGCTCGGCCGACATACGAAACACGTCAACAAGCACAAATCATGCAAGGCAAGCCGCGGACAAGGTTAAAAAATTATTTCAAGCCGACCCCAAAGCGATTTCGTATCCTGGGCGATTCAATTGCGGCCGGCTCGTTATTTATTGCCGGCTTAAATTTGGATCACCCAAAAATTATGCTTATTTCAGGTGTTGCCGGTGCGGTCGGTAAATTCGTGACAAACTTTTTCGGCGATGAGGCCTAATTATTTACTTTATGCGATCATGGTCATCACGTTGATCGTGGTGGCTTATCTGAACCGGCCCGTTCCAACAGTCCAATATCATCAAACGACCTACACAGACACAATTAAAACGCTCGAGCTAAAATATGATACACTGTACAAAATCCAACGCCGCACGCAAATCAAATATGATACTTTGTACCGTGTTATTTTTGGCGATACTTCTTGCCAGACCACACGCGATTTACTCACAATGCACCGACAGCTCGACACGCTCGGATATTAATTTATATTTATTGAAGGGGGCAGAAGCCCGCGAGCAGCTCAATCTGTGCCGCCAATTTAGGCAGGTTGATTCATCAATCATTGCAACACAACGCACAGCCATTCAAACGCAAGCCGAGGACCTTGGACACGTTAAGCGCGTCAATCGTTCGTTACGCATTGCGTGTGTCGTTTTGGCGGCCTTATTTTTAATCGCGCTATGAAAACAAACAACGTTCATACTTTCAGAACCAACGCCAAAAAATTAAAGGTGCTGTTAATATCCGATTTACACTGGGACAATCCACACTGTGACCGCGAGTTGTTGCGTGATCACCTGGAAGAAGCCAAAAAAGGCGGAAACGATATTTTGATCAACGGCGACATGTTTTGTTTGATGCAGGGGAAATATGACGGGCGTCGCAGCAAATCAGAGATCCGGCCCGAGCATAACAACAGCAGATACCTAGATTCGGTTGTTGATACCGCGGTCGAATGGTTTGCACCGTACGCGCACAATATCAAGGTGATCGGGTACGGCAACCACGAAACCTCGATTCTCAGACATTGCGAGACGGACGTCATCGAGCGTTTTGTCACGTTGTTAAATAACAAAACCGGCGCATCGGTTCAGGTCGGCGGCTATGGTGGCTGGGTAATTTATCAGCATATTCGCGGACAAAGTACCATCAGTAAGGCGTTTAAAATTAAATATTTCCACGGTGCCGGTGGAGGCGGACCGGTTACAAAGGGCGCGATCAATTTTAACCGTATGGCCACAATGATCGAAGGAGCCAACGCAATATGGATGGGTCACGTCCACGAATCGACCGAAATCACCTATACATTGGAGGGTTTGAACCTAAGAAATAACGTCGAATTGCGCGACGTCTTGATGATCAGAACGCCAGCCTACAAGGAAGAATACAACGAAGGAAAGGGCGGGTGGCACGTAGAAAGGGGTGCGCCTCCGAAACCTTGCGGGGGTCGTTGGCTTGAGATTCATTTTGATCGAAGCAAATCATGCGACTGGATGCGCGCGTTTACGTATAAAACAAATTAACTTTGCCAAATGGATGCAATAAACCCGGAGCACTACAAAAAGGGCGGGATTGAATGTATTGAGGCGATTAAGGCCTC